AATAGAAAAATATCATATGAGGATATCACTACTAAATTAGAGAGTCGTCCTGATATGATTTATTACCTTGAAAATGAAAAAATAGAAGCGACAGAAGTAATAAAAAAATTCAACAAAGAGTTAGAAGATTTTATTGAAAATACTAACTTAAATAATAATGAACTTAAATTAGGTTACGCACTAATGGAATTATTTGAAAATTATAATAAAATTTTTATTGGTACTGATAATAACAAATTTAACAAAAATATTATTTTACTCTCATTAAGAGAAATGACAAATATGTCAACGAAAGAAATAAGGACCTCAATGAGAAAATTTAAAAAACTATATTATGAATTAACAAATAGGCTTCATAATCTCTAAAAAATTGTTCTATAAATATTTATAGTATTATGGCAAGACCGAAAAAAAAACAAATCGTACTAAATAAAGACTCTGTCTTATCTCTTATGCAAGAAATTTATAATGAACTTGTAGAACAGAGAGCAACTGCGATAAGAATTCAAAATAAAATGTTAGCCATGTTAAAGGACCCTGAAGATATGACTGTTATAGGTCCTGTTATTAAAGAACAACAAAAAATAGTAAACGACACCATAGAGAAAAAATTATCATTATCTAAATTACAATCTAGTATATGGGAAAAATCTAACAATCAAACATCTGAAGAATTTAGTTTGTCCGATATTGATGATGATACACTACAAACCTTAATACAGCAAGATTTAGGAAACGATGATAAGAACGATGGGTATAAATTAGAGTAAAAATAGCCATTATGTCAATAGAAGAAGGGTTTAAGAAAATCGGAAGTAAAGTTGACGCATATAAGTCGACTATTCAAACTACGGTAAATGAAAAAAGTATAAAAAAAATTGCTAATGGTGATAACTTATCCCAAACAAAAAGTAAGGCGTTAAAACAATTAAACGCTATGGGTGATATCAAACAAAGAGGTCAACAACAAGTTATGACCGCGTTTGATGAATTAGCCAACCTATTTAAAAAATCTGTACCTAACGGAAAAAATACAGGTTCATCCACTATTGATTTTCTTATAAAACAGGTATTACTTGCAAGTGAAAATACCAAAAGTAGAATGGGTGAAATTGTAACTGATGAAGTTTTAAAAGTCGCTGGTTGTTCCGAAGAACAAACATTTAATACTCAACCCATATATATAAATGTTTCAGATGTCGATTTACGAGAACTATTAAAAAATAGTCCCAATGATAACCCATGGAATTTAAGATATGAAAAACAAGACATAACTGTTGGTTCTCAACCATTTTCAATGGATAAAGAATTATATAATAGGTTACAAAATGAAGGTACCTCATTTAATAATGAATATGGTACAGACTATGTTGGTTCATCGGGAGCAGGTTTATTTGATATAAAATATGTAACAAGTTACAATGACCCAGTTACAGGTGCACCAATATTTGGTGATTTTTACGAGGTAACACTTCAAAATAGACCTACAGGTAATAGGTTAGGTGATTTTTTAAGAGATTACTATGGGTCTATTGAATTAATAAATTTCAATATGGTCTCCGTTGAAATTATGAATATGTTAACTAATATCATTGATATTTCAGGTGGATTATCTATAGGACAAAAAGAATCTCAAAGTAAATTTGCAATTATACTACAAAGAATATTAGGTCTTTGTTTTGATAATACTAAAGAAATTGATGTACAGGGTACCTCTAAACTAAGTCAATTAGATAATATTGACCAATCATTTTTTGAAATGTCTCCTTTAGATTTGAAAAATATTGAGGAAGAAGTAAATAATATGATAGACGGTGTTACTGAATTTACTGATTGTAATAATTTAAAATTACCAGTAAACGTTCAATCATTGTTAGATGGTATGAATAATTTAGTCAACGATGATAAAGGAAACCCTGAACAAAATGTCGATAACCTTATGAAGTTAGTTGATGATATGGCTAAGGACCAAGATTGGAAACTTAACATACCTTCTGATATCAATTTAAACTTGAATGTCGCAATAAATAATGATTTTTTAAAGATAATACCTAAAGCGGTTATGTTTTCAATACTAAGACCTAAAACTATTTTAGGGATGTATATAGTCATAAAAGCAATTAGACCTAATTTTTCCACAATTTTAGGATTAGATAATTTAGAATCATTTGTTAAAACATTTGGTAAATTTATTGTAAATATGTTAAGTAAAATCGCAGCCATATTTGTTGAAGAATTATTTAAATTATTAAAAAAGAACTTAAGATTATTAGTAGAAACTTTATTAGTTGAAATAGTAAAGGAAGCTAAAGACAAAAGAGCCGCGATGATATCATCAATTATTTTTATATTAATTCAAATAGTACAAGGGTTTATAGATTATCGAGAATGTAAAAGTTTAGTTGATGAGATACTTAAATTACTTAATTTAGGTGCCGCGGCGATAGGTGTTTCAATACCATCGTTCGCACTAGCAGCTAGTTCATTGTTAGGTGGATTTTCACCTACAAGAGCAATGGCGGAAGTAACTGAAAGACTTCAGTCTATAGGGATTCCGACTGGAGACCTACCGAGTGGAGCGGTTAATATAGCGATGCCTGCGATGTTCCAACAAATAAAAGGTACCTATCAAGAACAGTTAGCAAATGGTAAAGTTGAGGTGTTTATACCTCCTTTAGCGGTTCCACCTGTAGTTGCCGGGTCAACCGCACCATCTAAAGCCTCAGGAAAATCATTTTAAAATGGACGAAAATAAAATTAAACAGATAATATTAGATTATAAGATAAGACCCAACAAAGATTTGATTGAGGTTATGGATTTCCTTCAAAATGATTATGAGGAAACAAAGAAGAATATTGTTAAATTAACTCATCATTTAGATAGTAGTGAATTAATTTATAATAAAATATTAGCGGAATATAAAGAAAGGACTAAATAATGGATAAATCTAATATACCATATAACAATAGATTAATATATATTGGTGAATGTATAGATAGTAATGACCCAATGGGTTTAGGTCGTATTCGTGCAGTATTAAAAACTGAAAACACAACAGATAGGGAAAAAAGTGTTAATGACGCCATCGGTGTTGTAGAACCATGGTCATCTAAAGACCCATTTGTTGTAAGACCTTTACTACCGGTTTTTATTAATACCTCACCAAAAGAAACTGAATATGTACATTTAATTTATTCTAATGCTGATGACAAATCAAATAGAGATAAGTTCTATATTGGGGGAGTATTTTCTTCACTGACAAATATTAATCAAGAACCGTATAATTCAGCGGTTAGTTTAAGTAATTTAGGTAGTAGAAATACCCCACCTAAAAAATTACGTAACCCTGAAACAGGTGTTGAATTCGATAAAAAAAATGAAGGAGTTTATTCTTTACCTCAAGATGTGTCTATCGATGGTAGAGGTAGTGCCGATATAATTGTTAAAAATGATACCGTATTATTAAGAGCAGGTAAATTTAACGGTGAACCCACACCTAATGTGTATCCTATAGCGAATGATAATAGGTCTTTTTTACAACTTACTAAGTATAATAAAAAAACAGTATACGGTACACCTGAACAACTATATAAATTTAACTATAAACATAAACCTGTTAAATTATTAGTTGAATATAATGTTATAAATCCTGATAATAACTCTAACGCATATACGGGAGGAATTTATATTTATACTTTAACTCCCAATGAAAAGACAGGTACACAAAATTTAGACTTAACTTCAAATGTTGAAAATGAAAAGAACCTTTTTCAAAAATTCGATTTCTTAGGTTTGACTGTTGCCGAATTAACTTCTTTAGTTAATAAAATATTAGAGGGTATTACTGAAGAAATGATACCTAACTTATCCGATATAACTTCATCAGTTACACCTTTAGGTCCTTTTAAATTACCTGGTGGTAGAAAACAAGTTTTTCCTTTTTATTTTAGACCACAACCTAGTTTATATAATAAATTAAAAAGTGAAACATCACAAACTAATGAAAAACTATTTGTGGCTAACTTAATGACAGGTATTAAACTTGTTCAAACGGACTTAACTGCTGGATACGGTTTAGTATACGACCAATCAAAAAGACCTGACGTACCTTTTACTCCTGAAAAAGAGACTGTTATACCTGAAAACGAAATTTTATTAAACAATACTGCCTCTATATTAGGTGGTGATTATTTATATTTCTTATCTCATAAATCGAGTAAAAAAAGTACGGGTAAAATAGATTTATCTGATACTATATACGGTATTAATGAATTTACATTATCTGACCAAATAGAACCTAAAACGTCTTCAATAGTCAGAGGGGAAGAATTAGTAGAACTTTTAAATTTATTAGTTCAGTTTGTGATTGGTCACGTTCACCCTTATCATGGTATGGTTCCAGATTCAACTTCAGTAAATGGAGTTACCGCAGACAAATTATTAGAAGAACTCAGAAATGCAAATGAAAAGATACTAAATAAGTATATTCGTATAAACTAAGTATTTATATTAAAAAGAGTTTATGTCATTTTATAAATCATACTTTTCTAGAAACAATACAATAGTACTTAATTCCTTTGCCAATACAGGAAGAAATCCTATTACTGAATTATTTTTCGGGGGTGTAGATAATATTACATCACCTAAAGGATTCAGTAGATTTTTATTTGACATAGAATTATCAGGTTTAACCAGTAAACTTGACACTGGAAAAATATCAACAGGATGTACTCCGACTATGAAACATACTTTACGTATGACTAACACATCTTCTTTTGATAAAGAATTATTAAATACTGAATGGTCGAATGGTAGAAGAAGAGCAAGTTCATTTGATTTAGTTTTATTTAGAATTCCTAAAGTATCAGGTAGTACAGGTAGTAGTCAATTATGGGATGAAGGTGTAGGTTACGATTATTATGATTTTAATGAACTACCAACGGACAAAGCTTATTCTACTCGTCCAACAAATTGGTACGAATCTCAAACAATATCTAATTGGTCAACACCTGGAGTTTATGACAATGAAAATAATAATCCTATTTCAGGTTTAAATTTTTCAGGTTTAACTATTGTAGATACACAACATTTTGAGTTTGGAGATGAAGACATTAGTTTTGATATGACTAATGAAATAAATGATATCTTAACCGGAGCAACAACAGGTGTATCTGGTTGGGGTGTGGCGTTTTATCCGAGTGTTGAAAACATAACAGGTTTAACTGAAAATTATTCTGTAGGGTTTTTTACTCGTCACACTCAAACATTTTATGAGCCGTACTTAGAAACGGAATATCATGATTTAATTCAAGACGATAGAAACATATTTTATGCAACTAAAAATAACAAACTATATCTTTATAGTTATGTATTTGGTAATCCTCAAAATTTTGATGAATTACCAACGGTAGATATAAAAGATGAATCAGGAGGTATCTATTATTTAGATTTACCGACATGTCAAATTGCCGATGGTGTTTATGAAGTTCAAGTATCAGGTTTAACTCCTACATCAATACCTTGTATGTATTATGATGAATGGAAAAATTTAAAAGTTAACGGTGTTAGTTTACCTAATATTACTAATGAATTTGTGGTCAATGAACTATCAGATTATTATCAAATAGGTACAACAACTAACGAACCTTCTATATATGGATTTGATTTTTATGGAATTAAACAAGACGAGAAAATTTTAGGTAATGATACTAGAAAAGTTAATGTCATTATAAAGAAGGCTTACACAACTAACGAAGTATTAAGTAAAGTAGACGCATATTATAGGGTTTATGTTAGAGAAGGAAAAACTGAAGTACAAGTACAAGATTGGACTAAGATTAATCGAACTCCAGATAGTCACTATTTTATATTCTACACTGATGATAAAATACCTAATGAATATTTTATAGATATAAAGGTGATTACTGATAGAGAAGTTAATACTTATAAAAGAGAACTTAAATTCCAAATAGTCAATAGAAAATGAGAAAGGTAAGAATTACAGAGAACGAACTTATAGAAATTATCACTAGAGTGATAAGTGAAAAGAAAAAATCCAAAAAGAAAAAAAAGAAGAAGAAAAAAAACACAACACTTTGTGCTCGTGGTAAAAACGCAGCCAAAGCAAAATATGATGTTTACCCTTCCGCATACGCTAATGGTTATGCGGTACAAGTATGTAAAGGTAAGATGCCGGGTTTAGATGGTAAAAAAAGATGTTCAGGAAAATATTGTTCGGGTAAAAAATAATTGTTATATTTGTAGTATAATTAATAAAAAAAATGTATCGAAATACCACTTACCAGTTAGTAAAGTCTACAAGTTCGAAAGAAAAAGTTGTAATGGAAACTGAAGCATCTTGTATTGAAAAGGCTATTGATTATTTTTATTTATGTGAACCTAAAGCATATTCTAACCCGAAGTATCTAATCAGAATTAAAAAAAATACATTTAAGGATTTAGCGAGAGCTTGGGATTAACTCGTCTTAGAGATTACCCACTTATAACCGATATCACCACCTTTCAAAAGCCATTGTACATACTCTAAGTCTTTATAAGGTTTACCCTTATAATCTTCATTAAGAGTTACATTATTTTTTTTACTATCAAAAAATTTCTTAGACTTAATTAATTCATTTTTATGTATAATACCGTTTTCGATAATCTTATGTGTCGATTTACTAAAAATACCACCTCTTTTAGAGTACGATAACCCCTTTTTCATCTGATTAATCACAGGTTTAGGTACTCTTATATAATCATTATTTTCTATAATAACAATTTTAAGGTCACCAGACCCTTTAATTACTCTGTGGTAACTCTCTTTACTAATAAAGTATTTTTGTCCAACCTGAAGGTCCTGAGGTAGTTCTTCATCCATTTGTAGTTTCCAACCGTCACTTGATTCTACAAATATTATACGGTCGTACTCATCTTTGTGCCATTTTAACTCTTCAGAGTTAACTGACTCATTAAAAACTCTACGTTTTTTATTATGTGATAGTTGTGTGTCTGAATATAACATTACCAAAATCTACCTGAGACATTTTTACCAAAATCTTTATGTGCTCTACACGCCCAATATCCAGCTTTAGTTTTGTCTTTTTTCTTAGCACACTGATGTCTAGCCGCAAATGATTTACGAGCACCGGGGTCGTTCCATTTAGCAGTCATAACAGGTGACCCATAAGAGACTTTTATAACTTTACCTGTTTTAGGGTTTTTAACATAAACATACCATTTTTTAGGTCCTCCCGATTTAGGTTTATTTAAACTAACCTTTTTACCCTTATATTCTGCCTCATTTAATGTCTTTAAACTTTTACCAAGTTTTTCTAACTCGGATAAAACACTATTAGATAAATCTCCAACAAGTTTTTCAATAGTGTCTTTAGCTTTTTCAGCTTTTTGAGATAAGGTATTAGGTGTTTTATTATCTCTTAAATCCATAAAATACATTTTCACTTCTTTAAGTGCCCCTATCATATCGATATCTTTATTACTATCTTCCCAATACTGCTGAGATAATTGCATCGCATAACCCAATAAAATATTGTAATTTAAATCACTATCAGTATTTTCATTGACTTCATTGGCGTATGTCCCGTCCCAACTAAATGATTGTTCATTTACCATAGGAAAATCAAGAGGTAATCTTTCACCTTTATATATAAAGAACTTTCCTCTATCAGATTCTAATAATTCTATCTCTTCCTCACTCCAATCAGTATACCCTTGATTATATAATTTACGAGCTTCGTTAATTACATCAAAATATTTAGGACTACCGTATCTAAAAACGTTTTCAGTTAATGAAATTTTATTATTAAAATGGTACTGTAACTCTTCCGATATTACTTGTTTTTTTACAACATAATTACGTAAAACATTTTCGATTAATTCAATTTCTTCTTCCCCATCAATAGGTTCATTTAGTTGTAATGGTGATTGAATGTCATCAATATTTTTAGATTTTAATGGTGGGTCCAATAAAAATCTCTGATTAATCCAATTTCTTAATTCATTCTCTACGAAATATTCAGGTACAGGTTCATCGTCAGGTTTTTCTGATGCGAGTTCAGAGATATAATAAGCGAACTTTAATTTACTTTTACTATTCATTAAACTCATTAAACCATCACTAACAAAAAATATTTTACTAAACGGGTCGGTAGGGTTTATATTACCCTCTGCCAATTCAAGTACCCTTAAAATAGATTTTGCCCACCAAGATTTGTAAGAACTAGTTTGTTTTAATAAGGGTCCCAATACTTTATTGGCTGACCTCATAGCTGAAGCTATAAATTCACCGATGGCAACTTGTGGTATAAACCATGGTAGGAGGCGAAGAAATGCCTTTACACTACCTTCACCCACGTTTTTAAACAGTCTCTTACTCATCGCAGCATCCACAATACTTCTTAACTGTCCAAAAGTAATAGGTCCTTGTGCTTTACAAAACTTTTCAGAATCACATATACTTTTAACTGCTACGTCAGATACATTAATATCTGCCATTTCATCCTCTAAGACTAATTTAATTAATTTGTCTATTGATTCATTTTTCTTTTTATAATTTTTCACTTTAATTCTTGTAGGTTTTTGACCTTTGCCTGTTTGAGTGTCTTTTTTCTCTTTTTCCCTTTTTCTACGACAAGCAGAATCCTTTTCTTTTTGTGTCATCTTACCTGCAACACCGGCACCTCTACAAACAGGATACGCACCTTTATCCGCATCACTACGTCCACATGGGGGGTGTCCTCCACCTTTTTTCTTCTTACAAATATTAACCCATGGACCTTTTGGTTGAGATGAACCTTTCTTCTTTTTTTTCTTTCCAAACCATACGGCTAAATCTTCTGATAAAATATATTCACTCATGCTTGATTATTCCTATAATTTTATTATCTATTATATAAATATAACAAGAAATAAACTTATTACATTAATAAAAAAACAAAATGGCTAGAGCTAAAAAAACAACGTCTGACGAGACAAAGAAAACAACACCAAGAAAAACTAGAACAAAGAAAACTGAAACAAAACCTGTAGAGGATAAGGTTAATGAGGTTTTAGAAGAAAATGGTACTGAACAACAAGTAGAGGAACAACCAAAACCTATTGGTACTCTCTTTGATACAATCAATTATACACAGCTTCAAGATTTGGACAAATTTGTTCAAAATCTAAACGCAGACCAATCATTGTACTGTGTAGTACATGCTGCTAAATCTGCACATAAAAGAGGTGCGTTCAGTATTGAAGAGTCTGAAGTGATTTCAAGAGCAATTAGAGTTTTAACTACTCCACCTGAGGAAAAAGATAATTCTGTTCCTGAACCTGAAGTTCATAAAGCTTAAATTAATTTATTAAAAAGGGACATTGTCCCTTTTTTTATGCAAAAAAAACAGATTATGACTAAAAGTGAAATGAGTACTAAAATTGTGGAAAATGAAATGATTATGATAAAGGCACGTAATAAAGGTCATAGACCAAATGATGCTGATGAGTTTCAACCTCTAAGAGTTGAGAATGAGATTTTAAGATGTTTGTATTTTGGTGAAGACTCACCTCATTGTCGTAGAAAATATACCAAAAAAAAAGGGGACCAATAAGGTCCCCTTTTATATTCATATTAAGATATATTATCTTAAAGAGTTCAAGTCGAACGTTCTAACACCATCAACAACGATTCTACCATAGAAACGGTTATTAACCATCTTCTTAGCGTATCTAGTCATGATACCCTTGATAGGTGTGAAGTTGAATGGGTTATACATTGTAGGTGTCAACTGTAATGGTACATACGGTGCGTAAACGTACCCTGTATCCAATAAAGAAGAACCTTTGTGTCCCATCAATACAGTGTTAGGTGGGAAGTAAGGGTCTCTATATACTTGGTATCTACCAGATAATGTACCTACTCTCTCAATACCCATATTGTATTGGTCTTGGTCAGGAGCTGCATTTGAAACGTGGAAGTACTCCAAGTCATCAAAGATTGCTGAAATTTCCGAAGAAACTACAATCCAGTTAGCTCCACCTCTTAATGTTGATTTGTGGATTTGAGCTGAGATTTGGTTAATCGCAGTGATTAACGTTTGGTTCCAGTCTTTTTGGTTATAATTAACTGAACCATTAGACACTCTCTTCCATCCGTTGTAATCCCAACGTAATGTCCAAGCCGCACCTTTTCTCAAGTCTCTTAAGATTTCACGGTCAATTTCAGCCGCCACTTGCTCTGATAATAAAGCTGTTAATTCAGCTTCAGCATCAATGTTGTGGAACGCCGAAACGTCTTGTGCTAATTCTGGAGACCACTGAGCTCTTAATTTTCTTTCTGTAACCGATACAGTAACTGCATCAAGGTCGAAAGAAACTTCACCGATTTGGTCTTCGAATTCTAAATCTTTATATATTCTATATGTCGCGTTAAATGCTGGATTAGCTCCGAATGTTGTACCTGTGTAACCGTCTATAGACGCTCCTGCAACTGCTGGAGTTGAAGTGTCAACAGCTAAGTAGATTACACCGTCTGCAGTACAGATGTCGTCATATCTTCCACCTGGGAAAGTTGTAGGTTGCTCATAACCGTACTGTACGATACCTTTACCATACTTCTGAGTAACAACGTTAAAGTTGTAGTAAGTACCACCACTACTTACAACTAACGATGATAAGAACTCTTCAGTATCTTGTTCGTTACCGTTAGGTCCGATTAATTTACCTTGACCTGCAGATGAGAAACCTGATAAAGCAACAAGTACTTGTCTTACGTTACCTGCAGAGTAAGCTGTACCAACATTTGTTGATAAAGCAGAACCACTCCATACTACGTTTGTTAAAGCCGCAGTAACTGCTGAGTATGCTCCTTTAGAGTAATCGAATAAACCTGCTGGGTCTGAGTTAGGTACTTCACCTTCGTAGAATCTATCATAAAGGTTTTTACCTGAACCATAACCATCGTTAAGAGTTTGACCTGTTGCGTTAGGTGCTCCAAACGGTGCCCAGTGATTATTCAAAGCATCTGCTTGTCTGTTTTGAATTTTAGGTACAAAGTAGAATAATTTACCGATTGGTAAGTTCATCGCTTGTACTGAAACGATATCATTAGCTAATAATTTAGAGAATACTCTTCTAATGATAGGGAAGACAACTGTCTCAAATGAACCTGAGTTATCTGATGCAGATGCTTCGTTAATTAAGTGAGAAGCTTGGTTTTCATATAATTGTGCCATGTTCTCTTTTACGTGACCTTTAAGACCCTCTAAGAATCCTAATTTGTCCCATTTGTTGATTGTGTCTTCTTTAATAACTTTAAGGTGTTTTAACCCAATGTTACCAACAAGACCTGATTCTAATAATGCTCCCATTTTAGTATTGTTTTTTAAGTAATTTTATTTTTGAAGTTTACCCATTAAATCCTTCATTCTCATAAATTGAGGATTTTCATAAGTTTTACTTTCGATAAGATTTGTTGCAGAACCTTTAGATGGAGACTTTTGTACCTTAGCTGAAACTGATTCAGTCACTACTGAAGAATTCTCTTTAGATTCTAAGTTCTCTTTAACTATCTTATAAAGACCTTTTGATTCTTTGATTGTATCTGCAGAATCGAAACGTCTTAAAATGTTTATTTTCTCTTGTTTTGTTGTCGAATGCTCAGTGAACAGTCGAGTTGCATATGCTAGATTTGAATTGAAAACCGCAACCTCATTAAGTTTTTCTTTAAAGATGTTAAGTGCCTTACGGTACTCTTCATTCTTTTCTCTTAATTGTCTTACTTCTTTCTCAAGTGATTCATTGTATCTTGCCTTGTTAGGAATAGAATGTGGTTTTGGTAAACCTTTAGACTTTTCAGATGAAGCTTTAGAACCAACAGCATGACTTCTTATCATACCTTCTTTAGCTTCTTCATAGTCCGCTTCGTGGTCACCTTGGTCTCCATGAGACTCACCATCCTTACCGTGGTAATTAGGGTCAGTATCTTTGAAGTTCTTATAGTCACTACGAGTTTTAGATTGGTCACCTTTTTTAGCACCACCTTCATTAGTCTCTTCATAATCCTTGTGAGATTTTGAATCGTCTCCTTTCTTACCTCCATACTCTTCATAATGTTCGTCCTTGTGATGTCTTTCAGCATCGTAATGAGCATCTTTCTTCAACTTCTCAATTTGTGAGTAGTCGTCCTCAGCCGCATCACCAAAATAATTTCCGTCATCTTCTCCAATTTCGATTTCATAAACGACTTCGTCACCTTCATTAGTTTCGTAGTCTTTATGAGATTTAGAGTCATCACCTTTCTTACCTCCGTATTCTTCATTTGATTCTTCATAATCCTTGTGAGATTTTGAATCGTCTCCTTTCTTACCTCCGTATTCTTCGTTTGATTCTTCATAATCCTTATGAGATTTAGAGTCGTCACCTTTTTTGCCTCCGAACTCCTCCATTTGAATTTGATATTCAACGTCAGCTTCCTCATCTTTTAAGTGAATCTCATCACCGTCTTGTGTTACCACAATACCGTCTTCTTCACCCATAGCTTTGAAAACTTTAAGGATTTCTTCGTCAGATGCACCTGTTAAGTCAAGCGGTAAAAGAATTTCTTCTTCATCGTCAACTTCTAAATCATCACCTGGTAAATCCATCATAAGCATTTCATCAGAGTCAATTTCAATGTCGTCTTCATCCTCATCGGAATCATCCTCCATATCATCTTCGTCTTCTACCTCCATGTCGTCTTCGATGTCAAGTTCTTCTTGTTCTTTTGTTTCGTGTTTCATAGATTCCTCCATTTCTTCACCTTCTTCCATTTTTTCACCTTCCATTGCTTCGACTGACACTTCGTCTTCAATCTCCTCTTCAGATAGAGATTCTTTTACTAATTCACTGATTTCTTCCTTCATAGTAGAAGCAAGTATTCCTTTTGCATTCTCCGTAACGGCTTCCTCCAAATTTTTCATTTGTAGTAGCGCTTCTTCAACTAAGTTTTGTTTTTTGTCTGCCATTTTAGTTATTTTTTTGCAAAATGTTTATTTATAGTTTTTATTATAAATATGTAGGAATTAAAAAAAATGCCTTTTATAAAACATTAAGCAAAAAAAAATCGGGTATTACCCGATTTCATTTTTTATAATATGTAGATTTAATCTTACTCGATTACTTCGTCAATTTTACTTTCGACACATGCAGATATTCTCCAATCGTGAGTAAAACCTTCAAAAGCTTTAGTAACCTTTGCTTCAACATCGGTCACATTAATACCTTTTACTAATTTTTCTTCTCTGATTTTTTTAATCTTACCTGAATGCTCATCTGGCATATCATACTGAATTTTTGCTACAAAATACTTTTCGTCCATTTTATTATTTTTTTATTAGTTTAAATTAATATCCTAAATAATCGGTTAATTTTTTCATTAAGTCAATAGATTTGTCTAATCCTTTTGTTGGTTCAGTAACACTACTTCTTTGTTTTGTTTCCTCTTCAATATTTTCATCATATTTCATTCTATCATCTTGGTTAAGGAATAAGTACGCCCCTGGTGTTGAAGGGGATGATACTAAATCAAAACATATTAATTCAAAATCATCTTGTACTTCGTTTCTTTCTGCTTTTTTAACTAATGAACCCACACCACGAGATGATACCCCCATAGTTACACCTTGTCTCATAAGATTTGCCGCTTGGTCACCTGGACAAGAAACAACCCCTTTTTGATGAAAACCTGGCGAAGTTAGTAATTTTAGTTTACCCATTAAAACATTACCTTCCCACCACATATCAGTAATTAAATGTGAGACACGGTCTAAATCAATTAATGATGATTCAGGGTGGTTAAGTTCAGAAATAGATAACCCTTTTTTTATTGCCCCTTGATATTTTTCAGCTTCTCTTCTTAAGATTTGTTCAGGGTAAATTCTTCCATTTCTATTTGGGGTGTCGTATTTCTGTAATACGGCATAGAACTCGAAAGGTTTAGAATGGTCTAACTGACCATACGATTCTTTTATAATGTCGGCGTTACGTTTATCGTTTGGGTTTATAAATCCAGCGTCCCACTCGATTAAAATTCCTTTACCCGTATCATTTGGTCCTAATATTTTCATATCTTTTTATTTAATAAATATGTTATATTCCTAAATGAACATCCCATTCATTTGTTTTAATGGGTGTTACCCTTAATATTTTATTTATTTCGTCACTAATAAACATTTTATATTTATATGCCAACTCACTATCATCACCTTCCCCTGACCAAAAAACATAATTGTTTGCAAATTCAGTAACATCCTCTCCATTATACCTTACTTCACCAATACTTACATGAATTGTAATATCCTCATCTTCAATACTACCTTCCATAAAAACTTCACTTGGTATCACAACTGAATCTTTGTAACCATATTTATATATCAACTTTTTAGGGTCAATCAAATTATTAAGATTATCTAAAACTGTATTTGCTTCAAATAATCTTAGTAATTGATTTTCTGTGATAATAACTTTCATTTACTCGTTTTACTATAAATAGTTTAAACTGACTGTTTTTTAGTTTTATGTAAAATGAAATGTTGTGATTTCATTAATGGATAACCATATATTGTGTTTACTATTTGTTTTATTCTATCCCTTAATATTATAGATTTAAAGTCCATGTGTTCTTTTAAGAATAAAGTAATTTCTAAATTCATAAAACTTCTTTTACCTAATTGAATTCCACTACTCCTTAAATCTAAATCTACAATATTATGTTTTTCAAATATTATAGGGTCCACCACCTCTAATAAGTGATGTTTTATATTTCTTTCTAACATACCTGTTGTTCTTGACCAATTACTTACATTTACTGTAGGTTCAACCCAACTCTGTATTAGAACATATACTGATTTTAATTTTTTTGCATCAACTGTTCCATAACTGCATTTTGCATGTTCGTATCCCTGTAATTGGGACGTTTTTCCTTTTTTCATATAATTTCATAATTCTAATGTTTATTTACACCAAAAATATAACCATAAAAAGGGTGGATGTCAAAATATTGACTATTACAATATATTTATTTATAATAGACAGTATATGTTAATAATCAAAGTTGGAAAAAAAGAAAATATAGAAAGGGCCCTTAAAAGGTACAAAAACAAAGTTTACAAGACTAAGCAATTGGATAGGCTTAGAAGTGAAAAAGAATTTACAAAGAAATCATCCAAACGAAGGAAACAAAAACAAAAAGCCATTTATATACAAAAAATAAAGGATTCAGAAGACTGAATCCTTTTTTTATATCTAATATTATAAACCTTGTTCTAACTGTCTTAACTTATATAAAGAAACTAAAGAGTCTTTTGTTTCATTAATCCTTTCAATTGTTTGAGTAACTTTTTGTTTTAAATCCTCATCATTAGATTCATTTACTTTTTCGGATAATTTTTCTAAAACAATTTCTTTTGATTTTGTTATCTCTTCAGATAATTGACTTTTGTTTAAGGATAAAAGATTTTTCAATTCTTTCTTATCCTCTTCACTAATATTACCATATTCTTTGTTAAACGTATTAGTTGCAATTTTTAACATTGAACTTAAAGGTATGTTTAAAGATTCAGAAACAGTTACATTTTCTAAATTTTGACCAATTAAATTCTTTATATTATTTTTACATTCTAAAACTTTTTCTAAGTTCTTAACTGATTTACTATATACTACAGTATCAATATCAGAATATTCGTTAGTTACATTTTTGGTAACATTTTCTGAAATCCACATGTTAAGTTCTTTTAAATTTTTAGATTCAGATACTATGATGTTTTTAATTGTTTCAATACTTTCGTTAACATAATCATCAACAATATCCTTTGAAAGACCTTTTTTCTTACTTAGTTCATCGTACAAAAAATACGCTTCGGCAAGTTTTTCATTCTCTATTATATTCTTTTTGAAAGATTTCATGTGGTTCTTAAATGAACCTTTACCATATGACTCAGTCATTAAAGATTCTATATTTGATTTTATTTGTCCAAATTTATTCATAATCTTTTTTTATTATAAATATTAGTCATCTAGTAATGTTTTCAATTCATCTTCGATTTTACCTAATGAAACTCTACCTTTTGATAAATCTATTTCAGATATACCATTAATCATATCATTTTCTAAAATCATATTTAAATCTTTATTTTCAATACTTTCAGGTGTTACTTCACCACCAGTGTCTCCACCCGTATCAGTTCCTGTATCACTTAAATCTCCACCTAAGTCACCACCTAAATCACCTCCACCACCGAAGTCTCCCCCGCCACCGAAGTCACCTCCGCCAAAACCTGTATCGGAAGGTTCAGTAACTTCCCCTTCAGGTGCACCACCTTCTCCAGGTTTATTACCGTATAATTTATCTATGTTTGCAAATATTCCTGTTTTAGAAATAGTTTCTGAAGTTTTTTCAAGTTCTGCTCCAACAGCCTTTTCAATTCTTTGTTGTTGTAAATCTAATTTAATTTCTTCATCAGAAAAACCGAGTATATGTTTCTTAGCCCACGAAGAAGATACAGGTTGTATCCCATTACCTGGGTCAGACACTGCGTCACGATACAATTGTATTTTTTGTTGCCATTGTTCAACTTTAAGTAAATCCGCCTGAGTAGATGGATTTGTTAATCCTAAAGTAAAATTATTTAACTCATCTTCAAAACCTAATAAATATAAGTGTATGATAGCAATCTTATTAAGTTCTTGAATCATAGATTTTTGTATTCTATTAATAGTACGTGCAAATCTAATATCTTGTAAAGCTAAGTTTTTACCATCACCAACAACCTCTTCAAACCCTAAAAATGCTTTAGGGACTCTAAGTGCGGTTAATAATTTCTTTTGAATATATTCAATATCTGCTATTTCAGATAAGTTCTGAGCTCCTGGTAAAGTATCAATTGGGTTAGGTGCATTAGCATCTCTAACAGGAATGAAATAATCTTGGTCTACTGCCATTTGATTCATTCTTAAATCAACATTACCGTTATTGGAATCAACTACTTGGTCTCTTTTAAATTTGTTGGCGACTCTTTGTACATATGGTTCAACATCCTTATCATCCATATTACCTACAAACACTTTAAATACTCTTCTTTCAGGTGCTCTTGATGTACGATATACTAACATAGCATCTTCAGAAAGAATTAGTTGTTTCCAAATTCTTCTCGCTTTTTCTAACATAGAAGTACCATAAGGTAATTTACGGTCATCACCTAATAATCTAAAGTGAGCCATCTCCCATGTATTAAGAACCATATCTTTATTTTGCCATAAGAACTTTAATGCGTCGTTCTCAGTATCAGTACTGTTTCTCTCAGGCTTCATCTTCATACCCCTTTCTTGTCGAGTAATTTCAATATTAGGTAATTGTTGACAACCTACAACACCCTTTTCAGGGTCTAACTTTAGGTAGACAAAATTATCTCCATATTTACAAGTATTTCTCGTCCACATAGGTAGGTTAGTACTAATGTCGAGTCTATTGTTAAATAAGTCTCCAAGTACTGATTTAATACGTTTACTTTCTGAATAAATTTGTAATATGTATCCATCTTCATTTGCTGTTGTTGATTCTTCACCGTATATATCTAAAGCTGCAGATATTTCAGGAGTATATTCCATACTCTCATAATCATAAAATGACGCTAATCTTGTAGGTTCGTAATATACTGCTTGTGTATATAGATTATTTTCTATCTTTTGCCATTGTTGACCAAGATATAAAGTTTGTTGTGCTTGTAACCTTTCTCTTTCATACTCCTTTTTATCAGGAGTCTTTAAAAGTTCTTTCTTATCAAACTTAAATGTAGGCGCTTGTTGGTCTAACGTTGAGTCAGGACCGAACACTTTAGTAAGTCGTTGCCATATAGTATAATTTTCTGCCATACTTCTTTTTACATAAATAGTAAGAGTTTTTGAATTAAACTAAATAATTAAAATCTTCCAAATAACCATGAATTATCCTGATAGTCTTGCTTACTAGCCTGTCCGTTTCTTCTATGGTGGTTTATTCCTCCTGGCATAACAGGTATACCTGGATTAAAATCGTTAGAGGTGTTTTTTACAGGAGTTTCATTTACCATCCAACTTTCCATCATTGCTTTAGTTTGTTCAGTCACTTTTTCTAACTGTGTAAATGAATTTTCACCAACATATATCGCCATAGCAATTGCCATAATTAAATCATCATGTTGACCTTTTTGGTGGTCAGGTCTTCCGTTTATATAAACAAACGTATTAAGTTCATTTAATAATCTTGAAGAACGTATCTCAAAATTATGTCTCAAAGCCTCTTCAAATGACGCAACAATCTGAACCCTTTTGTTATTAAAGTTTAACCCCGGTATTTTTTCAAGTGCCTTAGGATTATATTTCCATTTGTTTGCAGTATTTAATCCTTCAACATATAAATTTTTATAACCCAATTCTTGTAGTTTTCTTGATGTTGATACACCCATACCTCCTGTAATATCAATTACAACAAAGGCTGAATACATAGTGGCCCATTTAAATGCAATTTCTGCAATGACATCTGGTGGTACTTTACCTAAATATTCTAAAACCTGTTCTCTTGTTTCAAAATCAATTATAGTAAATGTAGTATAATCTTCACTATCACCACGAGATACATCAATACCCATTATGTACTTATGTCCTTGTACGGGTTCTTTCCATTGCCATAATGAACCCCCAATAAATTTATTCTTAGGTTCTTGTATAAAGTTTTGCTTAATTATTTCAATCGTTGTACTTGGGATGACGTTATCACCTGAACCCAAGAAATTACATTCCAATTCCTGTGAGATTTTTCTCCTATCGAATTTAAGTTTTTTAGCCATTCCTTCGAACCACGAAGAATAAACTTTGTATCCGTCTGCGATTTTTTGCTTAATTTCATCATAATCTCTTTCACGGGGGTTAATGTGAGTATAATCGACAACAATTTTATTATCGTCATAATCTTCACGATTTAACATATAATGTATTATATCATTACATTTTATAAGTTTTAAATCTTTGGCATAACGAGGGTCACGGTACCAATACATTTCAGTTATTTTGAAATCATTCATACCTCTTAACGCTTGGTCATATATGGTATAATAAATTGGGTCAAATCCATTAGGTGTAGAAATAACTATTACCTTACCACCTGTAGAAAGTGACGCCATACATGCAGACCAAAAGTCATCATCGGCATCGATAAACGCCGCCTCATCAAAAATAAGTATTGTTGGAGTATAACCACGAAGTGCATCTTTTGAGGTTGCAACTGCTTTTACTTCACACCCGTTAGATAATTTAAAATGTCTTTGTGAATTCTTTTCATTAGAATAAGATATTCCAAACCATGATGGCCATTGGTCTATAAAACTTCTAACTTTATTTGCAAATTCTTGAGAAGTGTCTAACTTATTTGCAATAATCAGTATCTTTTCAGGTTTTTTCTTAGAAGCGGTTACTAATTTTTTAGATGACCAAGCGGCCGTTACTGTAGATACTCCCGCCTGTCTATACTTCAATGCAATATTTTCCTCATAATTGTCATAGTCATTTATGAGTGTCTTTTGGTCAGAAAATAATTCTAAAGGAACGTATTGTGATTGTGTGTTATCGTAAGTTTGTAGATAGGTTTTAAGAGCGTAAGGTGTATCCTTTACACATTTAGCATACTCCAATAAAGCTTGTTCTCTTGACAGTCCCATCTATACATAATAAGTTTTTTTTATGATAAAGAAATACCCAAACCATCTAAAAGACCCGCAAGACCATCATCATCGTCATCATCATCGTCATCATACTGTGACATCGCGTCTTCATAATCTTGAGATTTTAACTCTTCAATAATCTCATCAACCATTTTCTCTACAATTTTCTTACCTTCATCTGACCCTGACATTATCATTTTTGCAACATCAAAAAACTCGTCAGTTGTTAATGAAGAAAATCTTGAAAATAAATAGTTTTGAATTTCTCTTAAATCTTCTTGGTAAAGTTTGTCAGGATAAGATTCCATAAACTTTTCCCAAATTACAGGACCTAAACGTAAATCCCATATTTCATAAGGTAATGTATCTTGTGAAGCCATAACCATTTCGGCAGCTTTAGGGTCATCAGGCAATCCTTGAGTTCCTAATACTTCGTATACTCCTTTTAGTAATTCATGAACCAATATAGGGAAAAATAATCCTTTGGCTTTTATTGTTGGTGGGTCAGTAGTTTCATCAACTTCTTCTTTACCTTCCATACCTTGTCCACTTTCTGCCGCCATCATAACCATTTGGTCAGGTAAAATCCAATAAAGTAAATCGTTTACTGACATTAAAACACCATAAAGATTTAATAGTTGAGGATTTATATTTTCTAATTCATCCTTAACTAAATGGAACATGTAATGTCCTTTTTTAGATGCTCCCTGAATAAGTGAATTAATAAATCTCCTCTTAGCCTTTTCTAAATCAAACTTTTCAAATGCAGCCATAAAGTTTTCTAAGTCATCCTCAGCTTCATCTTCACTAACACCAAACTGTTCAATAACGTCTTCATCTTCAGGTTCCTCTGAATCTTTTTTCATTCCTGACATATCAATTTGACCCGGCATAGATGTTAACTCTACATCGTATTGAAATGCGTCATCAGGTAAAGATAATTCTTTTTTAACGAGCTCAACTGCTAATTGTTCTAAATAACCCTCATTATTAGATTCAATTTGTTTTACTTGTTGTACTGCCTGCATCATCATACCTTGAAGATTCATTAATTGATTCTGAGTCACTTCTTGTACACCAGTATATCTTTTTACTTTTTCAACTACATCTCTAAATCTTTTCGATGCAATTAATTGTTCAAATGAATTATCAAATTCATCATCGTCTTTTCTCGGTAGTGCAGGGTTATCAGATAATGGTGTTTCTCCTTTCTCTAATTTAGACTGAATTCCTTGGTCCATTCTTTCAGGTCCATCATACTCTATTTGTTCTTTAATTTTTTTCTTCATCTTTGAATGAAATATTTAGATTATCGAATTTAAGAAATTCAGGTAAATCTTTATCCTCGACCTTGGCTTTAGGTGCTGGTTTATGTTTAGGTTGATACGGAGTCTTTCTTTTCGGGCGAGTACGTGTCGGTGTTTTAACCGGCGCCTCTTTCGTTCCTGGTGTTTGTTCGATAATATCCATTAAATCTTTTTTACTCATAGAAGGTTTATTTATATCTTTTATTAAAGATACGATACTTTCTTCAATTTTTCTAATAGATTCTTTACGTTCTTTTATTTTTTTACCAACTTGTGAAACACACGCATCAAATTTCTTTTCAGCATTTTTATTCCATGTCTTTTTAGGTCCGTACTTATCTTGAATACTATCCATACAAATAGCATATTCGTTATCTTCTTCAAACATACCTAAAGTTGTAATAGGTGTTTTCATTTTCATAGTTTTCACCTCATTCTTCATCATCTTTCTGTTATTGTCTGAATCATCATCCATACCATCAGGTGCCATATCATCCTCATCGTGAGGTGTTTCCTGACCTGTTAGTTTTTGCATGGCTAAGTCACCTAAAGCGTTAGATGATGTTATATTTTCATCAATTTCACCTTCATCATCAGACATAGGTTCAAACATCTTAACTAACATATTGAATTGGTCCCTAAAGTAACTTCTTAGATAACCACGTTTAGCGTGGTCAATTAATCCCTGTCTATCTGTTTGATACTCTTCCCATTCATCCCAATAGAAGTCAACCGCACTTTCGGCAGCGTCTTCGAGTTCACGATTAAATGGACTTGGCATTTCTTTAGGTTCACCTAATTGTTTGTGTATTGATTGATTAAAAAAGTATTGGTCAGAACTTCCCCACTCATTTAATTCTTCTTCACCTAACTCTGACTTTAATTCATCGGCCAATTGATTCGCCTGTAGTAAATCATTTTTAATTTTTTCTGTCTTATCAGAAGCGGCATCTTGCTCTTTAATTAATCTACTATGTAATAGACCAATCTGTTTAGAGTTTAGTTTTTTAAGAGTATTAAGTTTAAAACCCTCCTTTAATAAATCCATTATTCTTACTTTATTCTTCATGTTCACTAAAACTTTTTTCGTAACTTAATACAATGTCTCTTTCGTAAAGTTTATCTTCAACAGATTTAACACTGTCACCGTAGTGGAAAACTAATCTTTTAAATTTTTTGTTAAGTATAAAATCACTGTCTTCATCCTCCCATGCTAACGCAATTACTCCATCAATAGAATCATACACACCAAAAAAGTCAGAATTTTGAATTAAGTGTAAATCTATATCCACATTTCTTAATACTCCCACTTTCTTTATAAAATGAATTTGGGGTGGTGAAGGGTTACCATTAGCTGGTTGAGCATCCCATTCATCACCCCATACTTCGTCTACATCTGAAAAGATGAATTCGTATATATTATCCCCTTTATAGTTGGGACCTAGTTCATTTACATAAACTAACTTCATAGTAACTCACCTTTAGAAGATACTTTAAGTTGTTTACCATCAGCCTCAAATACTAAATTTCCTTTATTAGTTTTACCTAAAAATTTAATATTATCATTTTCCTTAACTAAAAACTCAGAAGTTAATTCTTGTTCTACAGTTTCTGATAGTCTTTTTATTTCTTTTTTTACTGAAACGTTTTTTATTTTTTCAAATAAAAACTTTTTAACTTTTTTAGATTCAGTTATTTTTTTCTCGTCTTCTGTAATTACAAAATACTTTTCTAAAACTTTATCTACTTTAGACTCTCCAAACATTTCATCAACAATAGCGGACATATTATCTTCTTCAGATAATTCTTCATCACCCATTGGTTCTTCTTCCATGTCTAAATCTAAGTCTAAGTCTAATTCATCTTCACCTGCATCAATATCAATATCAACTTCACCTTCAACGTCATATTCGACTTCTTCTTCTTCAAAGTTATCTAATATATCTTCTTTATCTTCTTCTGATAGTTTGTTTAAATCAACGGCAGATATTATTGAATTTAAAACATACTTTATATCTTCAGAAGATAATCCTTGATTTTTGTCAAAAGTTCTTAGTTTTTGACCTAATTTACCTGTTAATTTTTGAATCATTTTAAATGAACCTTCCTCATCTTCAACTTCAACATCAACTTCTTCTTCACCTTCAGGTGTATCTACATCCATATCTAAGTCTAAATCTAAATCACCATCCATTTCAGGTTCATCAGCGTCTAAATCAAGGTCTAAATCAGCATCAACATCCATATCTAATTCAGGTTCAACTACAGGTTCTTCAACATCAACCTCAACTTCAGGTTTAGGTGTTTTTAAAACAAACTTTTTTTGTTCACCTATTAGGTTTAACCCTTCTTCATTTTCATGTAATCTATTTAATTCACCTGCGGTTAAATTAACTTTTTTCATTGCTTGTGAAAAAGATTTATGATATTTACGGTTTTGCATTGGTTCGATATAATCAAGTTCTGATTCGTTAATTCCTTTTTTAACGATGTATCCTAATTTTTCTTTTACAATCCCATAATAATTTCCATCCGCCAATTGAATTGAATATTCGGCTGCGGAGTTTTTACTTTCATTCACGGTAGATGGTTTGGAACCATAATTAGCTATCTCAAGAATTCTACTAATTTTTTCTTGACCTTCTAATTTTTCACTACCTAGAGGTTTTAAATCTGCCATATCTCTATATTTTTAATATTTTTTTAGTTTTAACTATATAAACCATTACCACCAAGTCTTACAGTAGTACATTGTACTTTATCCTTTCCGTTATCACCTGTATAAACAGCATGATACGGTGTAAATCCTGTAGTTCCTGACACAGGAATTACGTATTGTGTCGATGTACATCCAGTTTGCGCCATAATAGTTTTTTATAATAAATATACGATAAGTTAAGAATTTCCACTTTTTCTTATCTTACGATATAATTATAGTTTATTTTTGTTCGGCTAAAGAAAGACGGTTATCAATTAAATTATTTTGAAAATCAAAAAGTTTTTGTATGTATCCATTTCTTCTTAAAAATTTAAATACTAAATTTTCATAAGAATATTCACCTTCCCTTTCTAATCCACAACCTCGATATTTTTTTAATTTATCTTTTACTTTACTAATTTTCTCTAAACCTATTTCTAATTCTTCATCACCACTTTCAATATCCTCAATGACTATATCGATTATATCTTGCCATTGTTCCACTTTATCTTTGATTATTTTTTGGTCAATAGTAACTTCTTCTTTTGATGGTTCAACTA